ACTATCAACGTCTGGCGCACAAAAGGGAATCATTGCTAAATATAATTCTTCTGGAACTTTGCAGTTCCAGAGAAAGGTCGACTTCACCGTTGGTGGTGCAATCCCGTCATTTGGAGACTTTGGCATTGCCGTAGATGCAGATAGCATGTATCTTGATGTTCAGATAGATGGTAGAATATGGTTGGCTAGATTGCCAAAGGATGGTTCCAATACTGGTTCATGGACAACCCCAGTTACCATGCCTAGTGGCTCTGGAGTTTTTACCTATTCCGCGTCATCGTTTACTGATGCTTCGGCAACATTGACGACTGGGACAAATCCCGCATCGTCTACATTGACATGGACATATTCAGCAACAACCCTTCCTTCCAATTCAACAACTACCCCAACAGTTGCAAAGGGAGTGCTGTGAGTCTGTACAGAAATGCCAGAACTGGAGAATATCCCCGTTACGATGGTGATGTTGCATTATCGCCAGGTGAACCGTGGGAACTCGTAGAAGAAAACGAACCCATTAGTGAAGCAGAATACGGATTTCGTTGGGTTGAGGGACAATTGGAATTTGTTGACGGTCGCTGGATGCGCACTTGGCTGCAAGAAGCAATCTCCTTCGATGAGGAGCCTCTAGTAGAGGAAGAATAACAATGGCAGCATTGTATGATTCCTCCGCACTCTACGAGTCGGGGCTATTCAACTATGAAGGCATGCCACTCCGCACAGCGAGTGGCGTTGGAACAGGAACGCAGTCCTCTAGCGGCAATGCAGTAAAACTGCGCACCGCCACAGGAAGTGGCGCTGGCACAGAAACAGCATCAGGTCTACGTCTATTTGAAAAGACCGCATCTAGTTCTGGAACTGGAACATCAACAGCAGTTGGTGGCGTATCGCATCTTGAAACTGCGGCTGGTTCTGGTACGGGCAGTTCATCCGCTTCGCCGCTACGTACGGCAGTTGTTTCGGCAACTGGCAGCGGAACTGGAACACAGACATCTGAGGGGTTGCACACGGCACCGAGAACCGCTTCTGGTTCTGGTGCTGGCTCATCTTCAATTGTTTCTTTCAAGGGTCGTTCATCAGCCGCGACTGGCAGCGGCTCGTCATCGCAAACAGCCGATTGGGTGCGCCAAGTATTCAGGGGAGCGACGGGTTCTGGACTTGGTTCTGCATCGTCGCAGACGCTGCGAACCGTATTCAGACTGGCTGAAGATACCGCCACATCATCGTCTGAAGCAATCAGGGAGCGTATCACCTTCAGTGTGACTGCATCATCTGGTGCTGGCTCCACAGATGTCGCCTTGTGGAGAAATGCTGGCCGCACACTGAACGACACGATTGTTTTGCGTCAAGTAATTCAAGTTGGGTTCCCGCCCGAAATCAGGACGTATTTGCGCCGATAGTATGGAACTAAACGAACTGCTCAATGAGCGTGAGTGGCGGCTCTGCCGTGGTCAATCCGATTCCATCGATGACCTACTGGAGGGTTTCGCCTACTTCTGTGAGAACTACTGGAACATCAAGCACCCCGAACAGGGGCGCATTCTGTTTGAGTTGCGCGAAGCACAGTCGGAAACAATTCGTGCCTGGATGAGCAACCGCTACAGCGTTGTGCTCAAAGCACGTCAGATTGGATTCTCCACTTTGGCTGCAGCATACGCTTTCTGGCTGGCATTCTTCTGGCCCGATAGGTTCATTGTCATGCTTTCGCGCACAGAGCGCGAAGCAGCAAAGTTGCTGCAGAAATCAAAGTACGGCTACAAGTTCCTGCCTTCCTGGATGCGCCAGCGTGGGCCGCAGTTGACGTCAGACAACCAGTTGAAGATGACATTTGCCAACGAGTCTGCCATTGAGTCGCTACCATCTGGCAATGACCCCGCTCGTGGTGAGTCCGTATATCTGGTCATTGTGGACGAGATGGCCTTCTTGCCCAACAGTGAGGAAGCATGGGCTTCTATCGAACCCATTGCTGACGTTGGTGGTCGCGTTATCTGCCTGAGTACCGCCAATGGTTCGGGCAACTTCTTCCATCATCTGTGGGTTGGTTCACAAACTGGTACCAACAACTTCAAGGGCATCTTCTGGCCGTGGTCGGCTGGCGACCGCAACGACGACTGGTACGAATCCAAAGAACGCTCCATGCCTTCATGGCAGTTGCACCAGGAATACCCCCGCAACCCAGAAGAAGCATTCATCAAGTCTGGCAACCCAGTCTTTGATGTGGATGCCCTCAGAGAACTGGAGACCGTCGCCCCACGTCGCGGCTATGTCCACGTACTATCACGAAAGAACCTGGAGTTTAGGCAGACTCCCGATGGGGAGTTCTGCATCTGGGAAGAACCCCGCCCCGATGGGGTATATGTGATTGGCGCTGACGTAGCCGAGGGTCTAGCCCACGGCGACTATAGTTCTGCCCACATTATCGAGGCGCACGACCTGCGGGTCGTCGCCCATTGGCACGGACACATTGAACCAGACCTATTTGGTGACCTACTGGCGGAGTTGGGATATTGGTATAACGGCGCCCTGCTAGGCGTGGAAAATAACAACCACGGTCTGACTACCTTGAAGGCTATTCAGCGGTACGGCTATAAGAATATTTACCGAACTCGTCGCCTTCAGCAGCGAAATCCCGAAGCAACCGAGATTCTGGGCTGGCGCACAACCGTGGCGACCAAACCTCTGGCCATTGACGAACTGGCAGCCGCTATCCGTGACTACGAAATCACTATTGAGGATGAGCGCACTATCCAGGAACTCATCACTTTCGTCCGCAATGCCAACGGCAGGATGAACGGCTCGCCCCATGACGACAGGGTGATGTCCCTCGCTATCTGTTGGCAGATGCTCAAGTACGTTTGGCTGCCCGAATACAGGGCGGAGGTTGCCGCCCCCAAATACAGCCTCAATTGGTTCGAGAAATTCTTGATTTCGGAGGAAGAACCGTTCAAACGTGTCCCACTTGGGGCGCATAACACCCGTTCCCGTGGGTAACGAAAGGGTTTATCTGTGATGGGCGCTATCAACTGTACCGAATGTGGCAATATCTTCTCCTTTGAGGTGCTTCCGCGCCGTGGCGCGGTGTGCTTCAAGTGTCATATCCAGGGTGTTCGCCTGGGATTCACTCATGGTAAGGAAGATTTCCATGGTCCGACCATTGTGGAGCGTCAGCGCCAGCAGGAACAGCAGGCCGCAGATGCTGGAATCAAGGCCGAGCGCGTCGGGAATCGTTGGGTGTAATGCTATGTGGTGGGTCCCTATCATAGTTGCTGTCATTGGCGGTCCGCTGATGTGGGGTCTTCACCGATTCGATAAGAGAAACACCGAGCAGCACGGAGAGAATCTCAAAGTTCTGAACAGAATTGAGCGGAAAGTCGACCACATCGATACCCGTCTTGATGACCACATTGACTATCACCTCAAGGAGGGGTTGTGAGTTACAAGGAAGCATTTCAGCGAGCGGTTGCCACCTTCATTGCGGGGGCTACGGCTTCGCCGTTGACCACCGCAGTCTTTGACATCTCGTTCTTCAAGGCCGCAGGCATTGCTGGCCTGATTGCCGTATGGAACTGGCTGGGTCGTTCAGCCCAGGTTTGGAATAGCGAAGATGCCCAGACTCTCTAATAGCGAAATTCTCGCCCGCTACAAGCAGCACATCTACAAGTCGAAGCGTTGGCGGCGCGAAGAAGGATACGACGACACATGGCGTCGCCTAGTTGACCTGTACCGTGGACGACACTACGAGTTTGCCACGGACGAAGATAGGCTGCTCATCAATGCTGCCTTTGCTACTGTCAACGTCATTAGTCCTAGCGTTTCGGTGAACTACCCGAAGATTGCGGTCAATGCCCGCAGCCCCCAGGATTCTCCTCGCGCTATCATTACCGAAGCAGTTGTGAACTACTGGTGGAAGCACTATAAGGTGAAGCCCCAGTTCCGCCGTGCCGTAAAAGACTTTCTTGTTGTTGGCCATGCGTGGCTGAAGGTTGGGTATCGTTATGTCGAAGAAGAAGAAATCGAAACAGGCGAAGATGCTTCGACTGCTGATGAGAATAACCTCATCACGCCCAACATTATTGTGCGCGAAGACCGCCCTTTTGTGGAGCGCGTGTCTCCATTCGACGTTTACGTTGACCCAGACGCTACTTCCGAAGAGGACATGCGCTGGATTGCTCAGCGAATCCGTAGGCCACTGCGTGAAATCAAGGCAGACAAGCGCTATAACCGTTCTGCTAGAGAGAATGTTTCCCCTTCGGCTACTGCTCGCTATGTTGATGAGCCAGAGCGAAAGCGGACGTGGGATGAAAGCCATCAGTATGCGGACATTTGGGAATTCTACGACCTGAAGTCTGGAACCATGTGTGTGTTTGCTGAGACTGGAGACCAGTTCCTCATCAAGCCCACTAAGATGCCGTACTCGTTTGGTCATCCTTTCGTGATGATTCGCAACTACGACATTCCCGATTACTTCTATCCTATCGGTGACCTTGAGGCCATTGAGCCTTTGCAGCGGGAACTGAATGAGACGCGCACACAGATGATGAATCATCGTAAGCGTTTCTCGCGCAAGTATCTGTTCAAGGAGTCGGCGTTTGATTCCGATGGGCGTTCAGCCCTGGAATCGGACTACGACAATGTGATGGTTCCCGTCAATTCGGATGAACCGCTGTCCAATGTGGTGACTCCATTCCCCGCTGTTATCACTCCGCCCGAGTTCTACAATCAGTCGAACATGATTCAGGCTGACATTGAGCAGATTTCTGGCGTGACCGAGTATCAACGCGGTGGTTTGCCCGAGATTCGTCGTACGGCTACGGAGGCGGCTATCATGCAAGATGCCGCCAATGCTCGTGCTGCCGATAAGTTGGCTACCATCGAAAGCGTTATTGCTTCCGTGGCTCACCGTCTAGTGTCGCTGGCACAGCAGTTTATGACTGGCGAGCAGGTTGCCCGTGTTGTGGGTCGTGATGGCGAGACAGCATGGGTCACGTTTGACCGTGACTTCATTGCTGGCGAGTTTGACTTTGAGGTGGAGGCTGGTTCTACGGCTCCCGTCAACGAGTCATTCCGCCGACAGATGGCGCTCCAGATGGTGGATGCCATGGCCCCATTTGCTGGGGCTGGCATCATCAACATGCAACAGTTGGCCTCCCACGTCCTTCAGTTTGGTTTCGGCGTCAAGAACCCCGATGAGTTCTTGCAGGCACCTCCGCCTCCCATGCCCGAGCAGGGTGGGCCAATGCCGCCCGAGGCTGGCATGCCTGCACTGCCCGAACAGGGTATTGGTGTGGCTGGTGGACCAATGCCAGTTTCGGATATCGTGGCACCCCCTGGGGCTACACCACAAGATTTGAGCGGCGTTGATCCCGCCGTTCTCGCTGCTTTGTCAA